AGTTCCATTAATCGCTGATAATAGCTTGTGGTATTTTCTATTCAACTCTTCGTCATTATGACCTTGATTGTAGAAGAATTGCATCTGTACCTTTACTTCCTCTAATTCTTTATAAAGCCTCTCTAATTCTACGCTGTGTGATGTGCAACTCATTTTAATAATATAAATGTTAATACTGATGTAAATACTCCTATTGAGAAACCAACTAATATATATACAGTTGTCTCTCTTTGTAATTGTTTAATTATCCTTTCTTGTTCTCTGATAATTGCTATGTGTTGTGATTTCATATTTTAGTTTTTATTAGGGTCTTCTCTTAATTCATCTGCCATCTCTATTATGTATTGGTCTATTGTCATAGGATGCCAAGTCATAGCTATAAGGTGTCCTTTAAATGCATCAAACAATTGTTCTAAAGATACATCTACATTCTTAAACTCTGTGATGTGAGTTTCAAATTCTTTTTCTGTGATTAGTTTCATAATTACTTATTTAAGTTACTTCTATTTTGATGCACTTCTTTTTCCATTTGTTCGAAGTATAAGCCTAAAGCTTCATCTTCCTTCATTATATCTTGTAGCATTTCTTTTCTACAATCCTTACAATATAAATCATCTGTATGACCTAATGAAATAATTACACTACATTTACAACAGATGGTAGCACCTCTACCGTTATTAAATTTATGAATTGGTTTCATCATTCTCAATGTTAATAGCTATTTGACGTAAAAATAATATACACAAATCTCTTGCTGATATATTGCTATATCCTATTGGTCCTTTTATCCAACCACCCATTTGTTCTACAGCATTCTTATATTCTTCTGAATTAGCATCTGTAAGTTTTACTAAGTAATCAGTTAAATCATCTTCGTAATATTGTAATGCAGCGTGTGTAGTCACATCTGTCAATCTCTTTGTATCTCCAACTTTCCATACTAAAGAAGTTATACTTCTACTATATGGTTTTGTCTGAACCAACCAAATACCATCAGATAATGTATCTGTATATCCGATTACTTCTTCATATCTACCATTTTTTTTCTTTCTATAAAGTGTTTCCATAATTTTTTTCTGTTATAATTAACAAACCTCCTTCAACAATTTTTATTTCATCTACGATAATATTTTTAAAACCTAAAAAATCTAATGACATACCTGATGATATATAACAGCCTCCTGATGGGTCAGCCATATCAATCTTATCTTTAATAGAATCAACCATTCTAACATACTTATCATAAACATATTTATTTGTCTCATCATCACATCTATGCACTTCTTCTTTAAATTGCTTTAAAGACATACAGTGATCGCTATTACAATTATCATCTATGTATTCTTTATATGCTCTTGTATAGTCATTTGGCATTCCAAATCTACAATACTCAAAGTTTCCTTCCCATAACACGTTGCCATCATCTTGCAATGTAAAGGTGAATATTTCACCGTATCTATTTTTATAAGTTTTTTTCATCTTTAATTATTTTTTACAAAGTTAATTTTATTTTTCTAATAAACAATTGTTTACATCTAAATTTTCATTTGTTGAGTGCGATAAATATCCTTCAAGCTTCTTAATCTCTTTCTTTAGGTTGTCAATCATATCTACAACTCTTGCTCTATCATCTTTGTAGATGTAAGTTAAAACCTTAAACTCAAGGTCCTGTAAATCTTTAGAACACATCTTTACTATATTGTAATTATTGTAATGGTGTAATATTGTTGCGTGTCCTAATCCTATTGTATCTCCTATTGATTCGTAAGTATGACCAGAATCCCTCATTAGTTTAGAGTACAATTGTTTTGCTTCTACTACTGGTCTTTTTCTTGATTTATTATTCTTAATATTAATTCCTGAGAATTTATTAATTGCTCTTAATACTTTTTTGCTTTCCATAGTTCTTCTTGTAATTGTTTTATTAAATTGTTTTCTGTGTGTTCATAGCTTGAATGATGCCAGGTACAATCTAATCCAGCTGATTTTACATAAGGTTTCCATATTTTAATAAAACCAAAGATAGACCACCTTATATCTAATTCTTCTACTATGTATCCTTGTGGTTTTTTTCGTATTCTAAAGTTCATTAATTTTTAATTGTTATAAATGAAAATATGTGTTCAATTATAGGGAGTGTCCAACCATCGCCTAATAAACACGCTGCTTGATTTCTTGTTAAAATACTTGTATATCCATCTTCAAAACCTTGTAATCTTTCAAGTTCTGTTTGAGTAAAATATCTAATATCATTATCCTGAAAAACAAAGTATTCATTATTTCGTAGCAAGCAATTAGATTTGTCTTTCATTTGACGGCCTCTTCGGGTTGTAGATGTTGGATAAATTAAATCTACAGCTTCATTATTTGCTATATCTACAAAGCCAATAGATGTTGCTTCTTTAACTCGTAAATATGTTTGTTCGTCTTTGAAAATTAAATTAGCCATACCGATTTCAAAGTATCTACGAGCCATTTTACTTGGTGTACTTAAAGGTCTTGAACCGCTTTCAAGTAAACACATTGATTTTGGTTTTTCACTATATCCATTTTCCAAAATATCTTTTAAATAAATTTTACGGTCTTGTGGCTCTGGAATATCAACAACAGTATCAAACATAGTTTCTTTAGTTCGTATGTTAGTCCAGTAGTATCTATCTCTCATTTGCGCTACTACTTTTGAACTGTTAAAACGCACAGGATAAACGCCTAATTCACGACTCATTATACCTACATCCAATTTAGAAGCACTACCTACATTTTCTTGCAAGAATAATACTTTAGGATTAAGTGATTTTATATGTTCTAATATTTCAACAAACGTAAAAAATAAAGAAGATTTCTTTCCGTTTATTCCTGCTCTCTTTCCTGCTGCTGATAAATCTTGGCAAGGTGATCCTGATAAAACCAAATCAATACTTTTCCAATCAATATCCCATTCACGCCACTTGGTAACATCTCCTACTTGGATAGTGTCAGGGAAATGATGTTGTGTTAATTCTATTGCGTATGGTTTTATCTCACTAGAATAGTATTTATTTACTTTTATACCTACGTTTTCTAAGGCTTTTTGTGCTGTTGACATCCCGTCAAATAAACTCAAAACATTAATTTTCATAATTAATTCTTTTTTTAATTACACAAAATGAAACATTTAATTGTTTTGCAATAGAATAAATTGAATTTCCATTTTTATATAATTCATTTATTAATTTTAAATCTAATTCTAATCTTAATGGTTTCGTATGTTTTCTATATTTCCCATAAGGTCTACTATGTGCTTTTATCATTTTTTCTCTATATTCTAAATCTTCCCATTTATTTTTCATTGAAGAACTTATTTTTTCATTCCAATTAATAATTCTACCTTTTAAAGTTGTGCTAATTTTTATTTTAACATTTTCAGAAAGGTTATAACTTTTTTTACCTCCAGTAGTAGAATTATAACCATTTGGAATTATTGAATTAAAATTATTTATAAAAATTATTTCTAATAAATCTAATTCTTCAGAATTAAAAACTCCATCAATTAAAATTTCTGAATTAAAATTTTCAATTCCTAAAATTTTTAAATCATTTGATAATTCAGTATTTACTTTTTTATCTGTTAAATGCTGTCCAATTCTATGTTTTAAATTAGAAGTAGTTTGACCAATATAAATTTTATTATTAGTCTTATTTTGTAATTTATAAATTATGCTCATAATATTTTTTTTACAAATATAGTTATTTTATTTTATATAATGAAATTCATTCCGTTAAATAACGATAGTACATTCATATCTTAAAATGGTATTACATCATCTATGCTTGGTTTATCAAACGCATCTGATGGGTTAATAATTGGTAATGTTTTTTCTTCTGTTACTTCTTTTTTCTTGTTTAACAATTCATCGTATGAGTTACTTGTAAAAGAACTATTTAATATGTAAGGAAGTCCATCTGAGTTTACAGAGTATTGAATGTCTGCAATAGGATATCCACGAGTATGTGTAAAGTTTACTGTACTAATACCATCACTGCTTGATATCTGACATACCGTTTCTGCTTTCTTTAAAACAGATGATCCAATATGACCTACAGCCTTAGATGTGCCAAAGTTAGAGTGTAGTACGGTTGTCAAGTGAAATTGTTTTTCATCGGTCCATTTCATAACCTTTTGTATCACAGACTGGCTCTCTTTTAAATCGTTAAAGTCGTTAACTAAATCTGCAAGACCATCAATTGAAATCAATCCTATATTATCTTTTAGTTCTGACTCATAAATCAGCCACTCTATAAATTCAAGTCTCTCTTTTGGTTCATATGGTCTTAAAGCGAATGGTTTATAAAATTCGTAGTTTTCAACTCCAACCATATCCATAACTCTTTTAAACACTCTTTGCGCATCGTATGTTCCTTGCTCAGAATCAATGTCTACAATAAAACATTCTCTGTCTCTATGCGTTTTAATATCTCCAACAAGATTTGAAGATTTACCTCCAATGTATGATGCTAACAACATACTTTTAAAAAATGTTTTTCTTGACTTAGAAGCTCCAACTAAACAACTAAAGTTTCCATAAGTTCCAAATGTAATTGGGAATGTCTTATTTCCTAATTGGTGACTTCCAATAGACAATGCAACTGGAGGATATTCTATTCTCTTGGTTACATCAATGAAAGCGGATTGGTATATATTATGGAAGTTAACTACCGTCTTAGAATCTTTTTTTACTTGAGATTCAATTTCTTCTTGGTACTTCTCTATCTTAGAAAATTTCTTAGTTCCAAACAAGTGTGTTTTAGCATAAGACCTTTCTACAATACCATTTATCTCATTAGAATCAAATCCTTCGTGAGAAAATTGTGAACAAAAGTTTTTAGCCTCTATTTCAGGAACTCCAAATTCATTTAAAGCCATTGACAAAATAAAGGTGTTTCTATTTCTCTCTCCATCTACAATTCCATACTTCTCATTCCACCACTTGTAAAGTCCTGCTATAACTTTCTCTGAATCTAATACCTCAATCTGTACTTCAGTAGTCTTTGGTTGATATTCTTTCTTTTCAACCTTAGTTTTAAAAACCTCTGAATCTTCATTTACAAATATGGTTTCATCACTACTAAGATAACAAACACGACTTTCATTTACACAACTAATATCAAAGTTTGGAGAATTATAATAATCTTTCAAACCTAAGAAGTATGCTCTGTGGTTTTCTTTTTCTAGCGGTATCTTAACTAAAACCTTTAATCCATCTCCAGAAGGACTTATAAATGCAGAGTATGTGTATTTATCTGCGATCAAGTAATCTCTGTAAAACATAAGGTCATCAGAATTACTAAACTTATCAAAATCTAAACAAATAATACCACTATGCTCTACTAAAGCATTATCACTTCTCTCTGAGAATATACCACTAAATAACACACAAGGTAATGTTTTCTTTAATTCCTGTTGATTAGTCCTATTAGGTTCATTTCTTATAGCTTCTACAAGACCCTTTATTTTACCATCTCGTATCGAGTTTAATACATACTCAAGTTCTACGTGTGAAGGGTTCTTTGTTTGCCTAATGTCTTTAAATGCTGTTACTTTAGTCTTCATATTCTATTGGTGCTTGTTTAATAAATCCTCCATCCATTTCAAGTTTAATCATATTTGTTTTGTATCTCCTTAATTCGTCTTCTGGAAGTAGTTTCATTTGTTCATCATTTAATCTCATATTAAAATAACCTTGTGGTAGTTTTAGTTTCTTAGACCTTGAATCAAAGTATTTCTCAAACTTTTCAATCCTGGATATGAATTCAGGTGTTAAGTATTGTCTGTTTTGTTGGTGGTATTCAGAATTAAAGCAATTAACTATAGAGTCTCTTATATCTTTCTTTGTATAACCTTGCTTTATTATATTATTAAAACCTTTCTTTGCTTTAGTATTTATAGTTCTAAGTTTTCTACCTGTGGTATTATTAAAAAAAACCAATAAAGCATCAAAGTCAATAGGGTCTTCTTGAAGACCTTTAATACTATTTGTTTTTATATCTGTGTTTATATCTGGTATAGGTTGTGCATTTTCGCACGATGGATTGTGCAATTTTGCACATTCGATGTTGCAATTTTGCAAAATGAGGCTATCATTGACCGTATACCACTTTGTCTTATCATATCCAGCCTTATTGAAGTTGTTAGACATTATTAAGCCTTCATCTTCTAGTCTTCTTAAAAACCTACCTATTTGATGTATTGACCAATAAGGAAAAAGTTCAGAAAAGGCTTTTACAGAATTATAAGTCCAGTATCTACCTTCATAAAAATGTTTTCTATTGGCTTTGTTTTTTGAGATCCACCAATTCATATTCTCTAAAATTATAGCGCATTCTACTCCATATTTTTTTGCCACGTTTATGTTAAAACTATGATTCATTTTACTTATATTTTAATTATTAAAAACAAAAAATCCCATCAAGTCGGCAGGTGTGGAGAGAGTGCCTTCTTAATAGGATTATTTATTATGTTTTCAGTATGTTGTTGTTACTTGCTCTCTCCTTCAAATAACACCACAAAGATACAAAATTATTTAATACGTTTCAAAATTAAAGTTATTAACAATGTTGAGTGCGATAAAGGTGTTACTTCCCACGAAACACCTTATTACACACAATCTGCTCTTTCACAGAAGTCAATCATATTGTGATTTGTAGCCTATTATGAAAATTATCCCACCACCTAAGACTACAGAGACACGACCATCACAACCATCTACTTTAGAGATTTGCTAAAGATTTCCTACTAAGTGGTAATTTTTTAGGTAAAGTGACTAGATTCGAACTAGTATCCGTTGCCATAACCCAGTAATCTTCTGGAGACTATTATGCTAACCAATTACACCACACTTTACTTAGCTTCTAACAGATTATCAGTTCTGACGCTTTCCACAGCTTAGCTATTTGCAAATGTAAACAAATTTGCTTACATATCCTCTTCATCATCTTCAAAATCACAATGTTCCATACATTCTGGACATATATCTATTTCCGATGCGTACTCACTATAAGCACCACAACAATTACTAACTAATCCCATATCATTTTTCTTTTATTATATAGTACCACAACCAAATCAATCTTGACCTTAACACTTCGTAAGCGATTAGTATTAAAAAGTATTTCATAATTTCTCTATTTCGTTTTTTACTTCATTCCAATATTCAGTAGTATTATTACTAATTACACCACCAAACTCACTACTTGGTAATGATATACTTATTAATTCATCAACTGCTATTAATGCACAAAATTTTGCATTACTCCAATACCTGTTAACAAGTAATCGTTCTTTATCAATCCTTGAATAAAATTTATTTACTAACTCTTTTGCTTTTTCTTGTGGATTTCTCATATCTTATTTGTTTTTAAGTTCTTTAATCTTCTGCAAATATAAAATTGCATCCATCAATTCTTCTTGTAGATGGTTATAAAAATCATCTGTATTGTTTTCAGCAAGGGTTGTTCCATACTTTTCAATCCCTACACGACTTCTATGTAGAAACTTATCTATAACACTATTTACTACAGGATCAATTTTTACATACTCATCTTTGTAAGGTACAACCTCTGGTTCATTAACCTTAACATCTAAAACTTCATCTAAGAAGAATGGGTTACTATTTAATGCTTTTGAAGACAATCCATTAATACAAGCATCTTCATTTAGTTGATTGAGCTTATACAAAATAGGGTTTTCTTCTTTAAGTCTTTCTAACAATAAGTTTTCAGCTTCAATAAATTTTCCATCATAAACTAATGTCCAATACTCATATCCTTCGGTTGTATTTGACCAATCAAATGCCATTATAATATTTTTAGGTCTGTATTTTTTAATTGGAAATTCTTTCTTAATATAAACCATTGCTCTCTTCTTAATTACCTTTGGTAAGTCTTTTACTTTCATCTTATTACATAAATTAAAATTAATAATATTATTATTGGTGGTATTATAACCCTAAGAAACCTTCGCAAGACCATAGTAATCTGCTGTTTGTCTGTATAGATTAAATATTTCTTCTTCTGCCTCATTTTGAGTTGAGTAAATAGCTCTATTAATTGGTGTATCTTTCTTGCTTACATCAATTCTTTTGTATGTAATTGTATGTTTAAGTGCTTGTTGCTTGTCATCTAGGTTATACTTTACAACATTAAAACCACCAATACATTTCTCTACAGCAAAGGCAATGTTTGCATTTTTAATTACCTCGTGTACATTTACCATATCCATCTCACTTGGGTAGTAATCTTTTCTTTTATTACTCATAATTTGCTTCTTGTAATTCAATTTTTACATTTAAGTTGTCTAATAATTTAACCTGTACGTAATTCTTAATGAAATTCTTTTGCCATCTTGAACCATATACCTCTCTATATATCCTACACGTGGCTATAAAGTGATTTTTAGATGCATTTAAAGCACTTTCTGCTTTCTTTAGTCCTTTGCCTTTAACGCCACTAATTGAGTCCGTAGAATCGCCTTGAATCATTTGCTTCCAAAAGCTGTAATTAGCCTCACTTTCACTTATTTCTGTAACCTCTCCAAATCTATTGTAGTAGGTGTCAAAGAATGTTATATTATATTGCTTGAGATCTTTATCCATACTCGCAATTAACACCTCTGTAAAAGGGTATTCTTCTTTACATTTCTTCCACATAGATATTATTACATCATCTGTTTCGTATCCACCAAGACCATAACCATTCCAATTATTTGTGATGTATTCTTTTATCTCCTTGTAGAAGTTAGGTAATGGTTTTCCTTTACGACCAATCTTATATGATGATACAATTTTCTTCCTGAAGTTATTATTATATGGTTTTTCTATAAGGACCATATAGTGTGATGCCCCAGATGTAGATACAATATTTGATATTGCAGTATCTACCTTATCGTATGCTTGCTCTACTTCTTCGCAGTTTGAACCTATGTAACACATAGAATCTGCATCTATTAAGATAATATTTTCCATAATTTAAAAAGGGCAATATTCCGCCTTTGATTTTAATATTTCGTGTTTTTCACGCTCTAATTTTTCTGCAATTGCATCTCTTACAAAGTCGCAAACTCTAATGTTATAATTCTCTAACTTTTTTAAAGTGTTATATTGAACTTCTGTTAGCTTAATAACTTTACTTTTTGTATATTTTATAGGCTTTGACATAGATAAGTAATACTTTTATTGAGGTTAGCGACAAGTTAACAAATATATTATTCCGAACTTTGTGTGTAAGTTCTTTCGTAATATTTTAAACCACAAACACAATTTTCTTTTTTATCTTCACAAGAATAAAAATCGCATTTATTTGTATATGCATTTCTTATTTGTTCTTGTTCCATAAGTAAAAGTTCATTATCTATTCGTCTAATAATGTCTTTTATAGTAGTTTCTAATGTTGTTTTACAAGCTGATTTTATATTAACATCTTTTATATCATTAAGAGCTTCTTTACCTACCTCAATTGTTTTAATTAAATCTTCTCTTAAATCTTGCATTGCTGTTTTCATAATCTTTATTTTTAATTGTTAAATACATTTGTTAACAGCGGTTTAAATCAATTGCGGTTCGACACCCTGCAACTGAATTTAAGCCACATACGTTATAAAACTAAGGCTAATTAAAGCCCTAGTTCTTTTCGTTGTTCTATAGTTAACTCATACTTATCATTAAGAATCTTAATTGTTCCTTCTTTATCTTTCTCTAACATTTCTTTTACCTTAGATAAGTCAGAGATTGTAGCTTTAGTTGAGTGTGATGCTTTTTCAGTTGGTTTAGATTCTTTAGACGGCTTAACTACTTCTTTGTCGTGTGTATTATATCCATCAGCATCAATTGTATCATCTATCGCAAATAAACCATTAGCAGCATACTTTCTTGCGTATGAAGAAGTTGATCCAGTTAATTGACTACTATCCATACCTTTCTTATTCTCTTCTTCTCTAGCATAACCTCTTACTGATAAACTATCATCTGCAAAATGAATTGTAGCCTCTGCCTCTACATACACCCTACCACCTACTTCAACCATTGTGTCTGAAAGTGTAAACGTACATCCAGTTTCTTTTAGAAGTGGTTTTATTCCAGCTAATATACCTTCAAGGTTTCTGTATGAGTATTTACCAAACGAGTTGTATAAATTCTTTGGTGCGTTAAGAGTTGTTTGAATGTAATTTAACTTCTCTTGTAATGTCTCTGTTTTTTTTGTTGTTGCCATAATTTAATTAGATTAAAAAAGGCTACCGATATGATAGCCTTGTGTAGTTGTGTGTTTTAATGAAAAGCTTTTTAGAATGGTAAACTATCATCTTTAGATGGTTCAGATGTCTTACCTTGTGGTTTTGAATCATCACTCCAAAGTTTTTTTCCATTACCCAAGAAGTTACGAGATGCCTTAGCCTCACGATCCTCCTTACTTTGTGACTGCCATAACGAAACATTGTTACCAAATTTGTCATCTTCATCATTTACTGATAAGGTTACGTTAACATACTTACCACCATTTTTACCTTCGATGATTTGAGACTTGTCAATCTTTGTTAGGTCGATACTAACTGCTAGCAATTGTGCCATAATAAAATAATTTATGTTTTGCCTACCTTGTTTTGCTCCTGTCGGCTATTGAACTTATGCAAATATAACTATAATATTTTAATATACAAGTAATTACTCTAAACTTTTTTGCATTTCTTGGTAATACCATTCCTCTCTGCCAAAGGTTTCTTTAAGTGAATCAATTATCCTTTGTGTTTTGTGGAATAAATATATATTCTCTGTCTGCTCAGCTAAATCTAAAATCTCTTGTAGTTCAGCTATTATTTGTGGTTTATTCATCTTTGTTAAATGTTGTTTCGTAATATTCTTTTCCTGTTAAAATATAAGTAGCATTTGAAATACTACCTGATTTTTTTATTTTATTTCCGTGAGCATCAATAATCTGTTGCTTTTCCATTTCTTTGGCTTGTTCAATTAGTTGTTTATTAATAGTCAAGTCTTTAAATGCTGTTGGTAAATTACTTTCTAACCATTCTACTGCTGTTTGTTTCATAATACTTCTATTTTTAATTTCTTATTAATGTTATCACATATCTCTTGTAGCTTATTAAAACTTAAATTGCTCTCGTAATTTACCCAATGATTAATTGAACTGTAACTTTGCCTACTCTTTAAGGCGAATTCCCTTTGATTTAAGCTACTATCTTCTATTAACTCTATAAGTATATCATTTAGCATTCTTCCATCCTTATAAATTCGTATCCAGCCTCTGCAATATATTTCTTCCAATAGTTCTTAGCTTTAAAACCAAAGTATTCAGACATCTCTGTAATTGATTCAAACTCTAAAGGATTGCCTTTCTTATCTTGAAGTACGTATGTCTTTTCAATGTTTCTATTTAAAAGGTCTGATGGATCAGGTTCTCCATTATCTATTATATACTGAACTGATTTAAAGTCTTTCTCTGTGAATTGATTGAAAACCTTTCTATTTAATCTGTGCTTATCGTATTTTCTTAATATCTCTGCAACTTGTAGTACTGATGGTTTTTTATTATTTGTCATAAAATTATAATTTATCTAAAATTTCTTTATTGTCAACTATTTTGCTCAATTTACTTACTGAATCTTTATCTCTTAATATGTAAGACATTAAGTTTATTTTATCGTATGTAATTTCTTTACCAAAAGATGTTGAGAGCGAATCTTTTAATACCTTAAACTCATTGTAGTTGAAGTTATTTATAGGTTCTTTATTTGAAGACACCCATCTGCCGTTAATTATTTCCATTTCTTATTTATTTTTAAATATTAATATTACTCCTAACAAAACCATAAGGGCTTTACCAAACAAAACACCTATTGCAATTATAAAATATTTTATTAACCTCATAAGCATTTTAATTTAAAGTTTCTAATATATCTACATTGTGTATAATACTTGCTTGTAAGTCTAAACTTGGTAGATCGAATGCTATAAGGTTATTCCAGGAGTTACTCTTAGGATTGAATACTATTAACTCAAAGCCTTCTTCTACCTCACTAACAATTATTAATTCTTTATGCATATAATTTATCTATTAATAGTTCGTAAATTAAATCCATATCTACATCTACAAGTATCGGCATAATGTCTACATCTTTGTATAAAACTTCTGTTATGTGTACATCTGGATACTCTGGTGGGTTTTCTCTTGTAGGTGCAATATATTGACCATACTCGTCATACATAACCTCTATATCTTCTCCTCTAAATTGTAGCCTCATAAATTTCTTTTTTAAATTGTAATAATAACTGATTCATATCAAAATGCCTTAGTGTATTATAGTTTAAATCACACCACTCTGCAAATTTAATTGCAAATTTATCATTTTCTTTTTCTTGGTACTTTACACCTTCTTTAAAACCATAACTACCATTCGTGTATTCATAGTCTTGTGCCAAGTCTTTTACTTGTTGTCTCATAATTCTTGATTTTATTAATTAAATACTTTGTAACATTACTTACACTTTTTTCACTTATACTATCTTCTCCTGCTTCTTCTAATAGCTCAAAGATAAAATCATTACCACTAATTAAGTCAGTAGTGATTAAGTGTTCTAACAATACTTCGTCACCTTCAGAGACATTGTATAACCAAGATTGGTATGCTGTTGGTCTTTCCATAGTCATTTATTTTCGTTGTACCATTTAATAAATTCTACACAATCGTTATATGCTTTGTCTATTTTTGGTATGCTGTCTGTTATATTGTAGTACATCTCCATATTATCTAATTCTAAACATATATTAAGTATTTTTTCTACAACTTCCATTAACCAATTCCAATCATTATGAAATTTTAGATATTCTTTTGTTAATAGTTGCCCATTAAAATCATAAGTTCCAAAACCATTAAAACTTGGTTGCATAAACTCAGCTAATAATCTATTATTTTCTTCAATAGTATGTATAATCCCTATACTTGCTTTTGCTCTGTCTATTGTGTTATAGTCTTGGCTCTCTGTTACTTCTCCATTGTCTTCTGTAACTCTTACAAAGAAATGATTTCCTTCTTGTATTATTTCTTTATTGTCTTGTTTTAATACTAATTTCATAATTAATCAAGTGTTATAAATTTAACCTTACTTTTTTTGTTAGGGTTTAAAGATAATGAATTGACTGAAGCATAACCTCCACTCCATTCTATAAAATGCTCTCCTACCCAATTAACCTTACGTAGAAACCTACCATATTCTGAATCTACGTAGATGTAATCACCTAAAGTAACGTGTACTCCAGGTGATACTTCTCCGCTTGTTGTATTAACTGACATAATCGTTATAATTCAGCATCAAATATACATTCTCCATTCTC